GCTTTTGCAACTGTATTCTGGAAATCATGGTCTTTTCCATTATTGTTATCACAACCTATTACAACATGTGCCATAATAATCACCTTTTAACAACTTGGATTGTCCCCATTTATACTTCCATATTCACCAGGGCGAAATGTTCTTCGACAGTTACAGCTTTCATGCCAACAGGTATTAAATGCAGACCCGGACATAGATGGACTTTCTCTTCCTGTTTGGTCTGATGCATATTCCTTACCATCTATTTTTATAACACAATAAAAATGGTTCGGTGCATGAACAACATAAGCTTTTAATCCTGCACTTGACATCATAGCCCTTGTTAATCGTGCAGTATCAGCACAATTCAAACCATCTTTATGTTTAAGACATTCTTCAGCACTATTATGATGACTGCATGTATAGAGTTTGTAAACAACATTTTTACGTAACCATTCATGAATCAACTTACATTTTGTAAGTTCATCAGTTTCACTACCACAGATAGAAGATACCAATTCATCAATGTTTTCACCTTCGCCACCTGCAACACCTGACCCTGAGGATGATATATTAGTATAATCAATCACATCATCTTTCAAATCACCAATATCTATTTCAGCTTTTAAACCTGCTGCTTCAATAATACTTTTTACAATTTCTGATCTTTTCATTTGTTTGAAATCAAATTTTTCTTTTTTATCTAAAAGTTTAGTCATGCCAGAAATTTCTAAATCAACATGATCATTACTGTAAGTTTGTTCTGTGATAAAACCTAGTAATACTGTTTTTAAATCATCCCATTTTTTTGGGTTATATGCTTTTTTTAAACAAACTCTTTTGCCTTTATAAAATTTTTTTTGATTAACTGTGGGAAATGAAGCATCTCCACTTGCTGATATGTCTTCATAATCATATTCAAAACTATTTTCATAGAATCTATCATAATATGAAATTTCTGTGATATTTCCATTTTGAAGTACATAACCTTCATTTTCAGAATCATCAGATGTATTAGTAGTAGAGTTACTAGTTTCATTAGTTTTATTAGATTTAGAATCAGCAGTTTTACTATTTGAATTATCAGATTCATGTTGGGTATTGATTACATCATCTGTTTTATATACTTCTAAACCAGAATGACTTAATGCTATAACCATTATTTATCCCCTCAATTTACTTTCGCTTACTATTAACTTTAACATTTGAATTCTTACTTGCAGATTTTGTTTTAGACTTTTTATCAGATTTTTTATTTATTTTTATTTTCTTTGGAGATGGAACTTTGAAAGATTCTCCTTTAATATTACTTTTTTTGCCAGGAATCTCAGTAATTGTAACATCTAAAGTGAAATGGTTAGGAGAAGTTTCTTCAATATTTTTTTGCATTTGAACTTCCGCTTTAAATGACCCCATATATCGTGAAATAATTTCAGCAGGTTGTGTAACAATTTGTTTTAAAATTTTATCATGGACATTAGGTTTATTTTTAGGATGATATACTGTTGTAGTGAAGTTAAAAGTTCTAGGTATATATTTACCATAGCTTACATGTTCTGTACCACCTTGGATAGAAGTTCTATTTAATTCACGTCTGTTAAAAGGTTCATCACTAGAAATATTCTCAGCATAAAAAGGATAACCATTAATCTGTATGTTTTCACTTACACCATTAACTATATCATCATACATACCCATTCTTAGTCACCTGCAACATTTATATCAGTTATACCATCAAAACTTTCAAGTATAGCAATACCTAATTGTTTAGCTTCTTTTTCAGTTTTATTTCTTGCATCTATATTAACTGCACTTTCAGAAACATAAATATTAATAATTTTATTGATAGATCCAGAAGCTGATGGAGATGTAACAACAGTAGCAAGATTATTTAAACTAAGAGATGAACCTAAAAAATTAGGATTAAGGCTTGGATTTCCAAAACTTTTAACAATATTTTTTGCAAGACTATAACTTGCTGACATTAAACCAGGTCCTGCACCAACAATAAAATCTTTTGTATATAACATTTCTTGTTTCATTGTACGTGCAATATCACCAGGAGACCCAACATTAACACCATTTTGGAATGCTTGAACAATTTCTTTAGCACCATTTTCTGCAGCACTTTTAGCAGCAGAAATACCACTATCCACTGCAGATTTAACATGACCCATTTCAGTTGTCATTACATTAGCTAATTGTAATGAAGATTTAAAACCATTTGTTACAGAAGTTCCAATGTGTGCTCCTCCAGTCCAACCTGCACTAGCTGCACTATTAGTAGCAGTGCTAACTTGAGTAGTGACAGTTGAAGGTAAAGGTGATATACCAGATTGAACACCATTAACAATTTCAGAACCAATATGTATAGCACTATCTGAAAAACCAGTTGCATTTGCTAAAGTACTTTTTAATGTAGTTAAAGCGGAATTAATAGTACCTAAAATACCGGTACTGCCTTCTGTTAAAGTAATATTTGAAAGAGTGGATAATTGTGTAGCTATTTGTTTAATATTGTTAACAGCTGTTTGTACATTTGCAATATTGAAACCTTCACTTGTCGGGAAATCTTTGAAAACTGGGACAGCATCTTTCAGTTTTTGTAGTCCACTAGCTACTCCATGTATTTTTGTTTGTATGTCACTATTGACTGGTGACATATCACCTAAATTCATTAATTTAGTTGCTACTGTCTTAATATCAGAGATTACTTTGTCTAATGCTCCTGATATATCTTGACCCTTAAATATACCACCCATCATTTCATCCCAATTAAAATTATCCCTTAAACTTCTTAAGGTATTAAATGATTCTCCGACAGATTTTAATGTACTTGCGGTTGTTTGTATTTTCTGTGCTACTCCTTCAGGTATTGTGGCCAAGCCGGTAAATTGTGCAAGAGCATTACTAGCTTTGGTAATGTCTGTTTTAACTGTTTCTAATGCAGTTTGTATATCAACACCTTTGAATATACTACCCATTGTAAAATCCCAATTGTAATCATCTCTTAATTTTCTTAAAGCACCTATTGCTTCACCAACACTTGCGAGACTGTTACAAACATTTTGAATATTTTGAGCTTTTCCTGGATCTATTGGAGTTATACCAGTTCCTAACTCATTAATAGCTTTTCCTGCATTTATAAGCTCTGTTTTAGCTGTATCTAAACTGTCTGTTACATGTCCAAGACTTGTTATGGTTGCAACAAAATTAGATATATTTAATTTTATTTGTTCTATTCCTATTTTTGTTAAACTTGAAATAGCCATAGCCATTGAATTTAAACCATCAGATAATGATTTTAGTTTTCCAACAGTATCTTTATTTATTTTCAAATTACCTAATTCATTTAATTTGCTATTCACTTGTTTTAAAATAGCTACAGCTACATCTAAACCACCGAATAAGAAACCAGTGATGCCACTAATTAGAATACTTATATTAGTCATTAAAGCAGTAAAGGTAATCGTACCAAGAGCAACACCAATCCAAGCAATACCTTCGGCTATTTGCTTGATACCATTAATGGAATCTTTAAGATTAATACCATCAAATTTTAAACCTTTCATTAATTCTCCTAGAAGTTTGACAAATATCATTCCTTCAGCAGCTATTACACTAACTACTGGTATCATAATTATAATAACAGCACTTAATTTAAGTAATGGGGCAATCATACTAGTCAATGAACCACTTAGCACACTTGTAGATTTGCTTGCTGTTTCAACACCTTTAGAACTTTTACTAATTTTTTCTCCAGCATTACCCACAGCCCCACCTATTTCTCCAGCAGTTTCAAGACCTTCAGTAATCTGTTTAGCCTTTTTATAATCTTTAACCATTTTAATTACAGTCCTTCCAGCATTTTTAAGATCTTTTATTCCGTTTATAGTTGTTGATAAATTCCAGAAAGCTTGATTTGCTATTTCTATTCCACTACTAACAGCTAATATAGTAGCAGTAAGACCACCACCTAATGAATCATCTAATTCTAGGAATCCTTTTTTAATGTCTTTTAGGAAGGGTAAAAAGTCATTACCAATTTTTTTACCTGCACGTGAAAAAGCTTTACCTATAAGTGCATCGAGACCCTGGTTAGTTTTCATTAACTCATCAGTTGAACCAATAACCTCATTAACCGCAGCCATATAACCTTTAACATCATCTTCTTTACCACTCCAAAGGCCGGTTCGCATTAATGCTTCTTCACTTACACCATATTGATCTAATGAAGCGAAAGCTCCTTTAATACCTTTACTTAGATCCATCATGGACTGTTGAGCAAGGTCTGTTGAACCTGTTTGAGCTAATACTGCTGCACCAAAGTTTGCCATTTCATCTGTTATGCTTTCAAGTTCTTTATCTGAAGCACCTGTGGCAGATTTAAATGCATTCATTGCGGGTATGAGGTCTTGCATTGAGGTTAAACTTTTATCTGTTACTTCATCTACAGTTTTATTTAAGGACTGTGCAGCCTCTTCACTTTCAGTCATCATCTTAATTAAAACACTATTTGTTTCAGCTTTAGTGGTTGTGCCAAGAATATTATCCATTGCAGATTTACCTGATAAACCTTGAATGATATTATCGGATACTTGTCCGAAATTCATCATTGATGAATTTAGACTGGATAATGCTTGTGAGATGTTACTTGCCATTCCTTGAAAACTTTTATCAACGTTGCCTGCAACATTAGAAGCATTGTCTCTAGCACCAATGGTTAACAAAATTTCTTCTTGTGATAATACCATGCTAATAACCTCAATTTTTATCTTCTTCTTTTATTTGCTAATTTATTTTTTTTAGCTTCCTGTTTTATTTTTTTAGCTTGTTTGTATTCATTTTTAATTTCTTCACCATATTTTCTCATTAACATTATCATGTCGAGGTCATGGGTTCTGAAACCTTTTATTACTTCAGAAATAGTTATGTGTAAGTGTTTACTTACACGGAAATAGACTTCTCCTATGAAGCTATCTAATAGATGGAAATAAATCATCTTCTAATTCATTTCCTATGTTTAATATTTCTTTAATTTTATAAAATAAGTTAACACGATGTTGTAAATCTATTTGCATCCAGAATGCTAATTTTTCTTCATATGTTTTTTCTGGATCATCAACAAAATCAACACTTTTTGCAATAATTTCTGTAATCTGTTCTGCATTTTTACTAGAGTCTAAATATAATTCATTAATTTTATCTTGAATATGTTTCTGCATTTTTTCTTCTTCAGGTGTTAATTTTTGATTTAACTGTGATTTAGCAAAAATTTTCTTTTCAGATTGTGTTAAATCTTTAAATACACGTGTTTGATTGTCAATTAATGATATATAATCTTTATCTTCTAAAGGATTAATTTTTAATTTAAATAAATATTTCTGACCATCAATTGTATATTTCATATCTATTCTAAAACGATTTGGGTTATTTAATAAATTTAATAATTGGTCAGATGTTTTTACAATTTTTAAATTTTCTTCTATATTCTTTTCTACTATATTATATTCTTTGAAATATGGTCTGTAATTTACGAGTAATAATTTTAATTTTTTTAATTCTTCATCTGTAAATTCTTCTTGATTAATACATTTTTCAGCTAAAATCTTATCTTCTTCATCTAAATATTCTAAAGGTAATAATTTAGCCTCTTCTGGAAATCTATGTTTAAGGTTGTGAATATCTTTTTGATCCATATTTTTTGACCTCCCTTTATAAGGTTTAAAATAATATTATTATATGTATATAAAAAAAATAAGGGAAAAAAATAGATTAAATTTTTTTTTTAATTTGGCGGGGTTAAACTTAATGCACTGCCAGAGACATCTATAGTTACTCCATCATCACCAAATGATCTGTTTAATTCTGTGATTTTTGCAAATTTCATAGTACCTTGATGTTCGTAATTTCCATCAGGACCAAAATCGAATATCTGAACAGTAAATAATTTTCCTTCTAACTTGCATTGTAAAAGGAGTTTATAAAATTCTGGTTCAACACCACTTGCTCCCCATTCATATGTATTTTTACTACTACCAAATCTTATTGCATCTTGACTATTAGTAACGTATTTTGCATCTCCACCTTCTTCTGTAATATCAAAGTTAAATTCGTTTGATACAATTACATCATCACCAATCTTAATCTCAGCCATGTAATGACTATTATCCTCTGGGTCAATAGTTATTGCCATTTAAATTCACCTTCATTCCATTTTTTTTAATTATATGTCTCCAAGATATATGTTAACACCAATAGTGTAAGTTGCATTTATAGGTAATACTTCCCCATTGATTTTTAAATCATAAGGATCTATATCTGATTCAGCAACTTGAAGATAAGTGCCTTCTTTCATATAACCAGAGTCTATTTTGTTACTTATTAAAGTATCAATATCTGCTTGAGCGTAACTAAGATATCCTTCAGTTTCGTTACGTTTTAATTGAGGGTAAATAGTTACATAAGTATCACGGATTAATCTATCAACATTTCTTCTTGCATGTAATAAAGCATCTTTAGGTCTTGCATCTTCATCAGCTGCAAAAGCAGTGGAAACACCAAGACAAATTTTTGGATAACTAATATTACCTACTTTTTCATCTCTTCCAAAGATAATTCCTGCATTTTGTAATGCAAGTTCTTCTTCTTTAGATCTTTCAGTGAATTCTCCAGGATTAATACTTCTAAATGCATAATATCCTGGTTCTTCATAGTAAGGAGTAGTTGCAATTCTAGCTAAAATTTCTCCAAATTTATTTGGTTCAATTAAACAAATTCTACTATGTTGATTAGCACTATCATTAGTGAGTGATATTAAAACGTTATCTGTAGCTCCTTTTACAGTGAAATAACCTATTCTAGGTTGGCACATCGAAACATATTCTTTGATTTTTTCATCTGCGGAAACCATAAGACTAAGATAATCTGCAGGAGTATCTGTTGATTTGAAACCTACATATGCTTCCATTGTAACTTCTTGGACTGTTTTAGCTAATTTCATTGCATTAGTCCATGCAGTAATTGTTGATTCAGACGCGTTTGTAGCTTGTTCACCACTACGAAGAGTAATATTACCGAGGTCAATTGCATAAATATAAGGAATTCCAATATCATCAGCTTGAATTTTTTTAGCTTCATTAAAGAATTTTTGAACAGTTTCTAACAAAGGGTTGTTAGTTAAAGAAGTTCCAAGACCTGGTGTAGTTGCAGTTGGTTCTACACATGCATCTTCATATTTTTTAAATTTTTGAATACCGATATATGGAGTACTGTTTCCAGAAATTCCTATGAAAATAGGTATTTCTGCTCCTACCCCATTTGCATTTGGGGTAGTATTTATTTCATTATAAGTTATTCCGGGAGTTTGGGTTATTGCCATAAATATCTACTCTCCTATATAATCTTTAATAATTTTATTTAATTGTTCATCAGTTATTGTTGGTTTAACAATGCCTTTAGGATAGTCAAGTTTTTCTTGATTGTATTGTTCAAGTAAACCTGCTCTTGCTAAAGCTCCAACAATTATAAAATGTTCGGTTGGATTTTTTTGCACTGCTTCATAAAGTATTATTTTTTTAGTAGCAGTACTGACTTTTTTATTTGTTTCATTTTTCTTTGTCATAATAAATCTCCACTAAGATTTAGATTGTTAAATGATTTTCCACCTATTTTATAATAGGAATAGTAATTCATATTTAATTTAAAAATTGTTCTTAAAACTGGTTGTGAAATATCTAATTCATCTAGATTAGTTACTCCAAGAAGTTTAAATGTATTTTTTTGAATATGATAAGTTTTAAAAAAAGATTGATAATTTTTAAGGTTGGGGCATTGATTTTTTATTGTCCTTCCATTATCTGTAGTTAATACTTCACATTCTCTTTCTAATTTATTACAGATATTGTCATTAAAATTAGTACATGTAGTATAATGATTAGCTTCAGCTTGAAGGATTCTTTTATCTATATCTTCAATAATACTTTGTCTATCTTCTTCAGTATTTACATATATATTAATCCATAAATCAACATCATATAATTTCCGAAGATATTTCATATTATCAAGAGTTATAAAACGTCTCCTAATAAAATTTTCATCAACAACATCTAAGGTAACACAAGGAGTGTTATCATGTGGAGAAAACCTATTGCCAATACGAATATCAGGATCTTCTAAAATAGAAATATTACCTCTTAATAAATTTAAGAATGCTTTCTCTAGAATATGCATTATCTTACAATCCCCCTTTCCTTGAATCCAGTGTCAATATACTCTTTAAGTTTAGGTTTAACTTTTTTTGCTGTTCTTCTAACAAAAGGATTAGCAGGCATAGCAGGAATATTAACTTCAGTTGTATAAACTAATTCACCATCATGACCTTCAAAAACTAAAACTTTACCCGGTTTAGCTTTGATTTTATGAGCATGAGTACCATACTCAACATAAACCCAATAAGGCACTTTAGTTCTTAAAATACCAGAAAAATTAGAAATTTTTTCTTTATGAATACCTCTTTGAAGATTACCAGTAGGTTTATAATATTTACCACTACCATGACCAGGTCTTGGAACCTCTCTTTTAATAATATTATCAGCATCATTCAAAGTATGATCAACGGCATCTTCTATAATTTCTTTATATTCATTATTCAAACTTAACTTTTTAAAATAAGAATCATTAAAAGAAACATAAGCACCAAAATCCTTAACCATACTTTTAAATCCTCAATTTTATTTTCTTAATCTTTTAATTAACATTTGTTTATGAGGCAATACATGATTCCAGTTTTCAACAGAACCAATAATTTCATAATAAATATTATTAATAAGTATTTTATCTGTATCTGTAACCTCAATATTTTCATCAAAAATTACTGTATAAGTATCTTGTAATATTTTACCGAATCTTTGCATACTTGACTCAGGAGAATAAGGTTGCATATCTATAGCTACAGTTTCTTTATAAACATATTCGTTTTTTCTGCCAAATTCATCATATTCATCATTATGAACTGAATAAATATCCATAGATTCATTTGGAAAAAATGGAAGAGTCATATTTAGATCATCTCCACAACACAACTATACTTATTTCTTAAGTCCTGTATCATAGATTGAATCAAAGCACCTTTACCCAGACTAGTATCATAATTAACAGTAACATTATTTTCTTTAATACTAGAAGCATCTTTATTCAAACTATTATCATTTTCATATTCAATCATCAAATCAATTAAAGGATCATATTCCTCCGGTTTTAATCCATAAACATATTGAACATATAAAAGTCCTGAAACAGCATGGTCTAAATAGATAATACCTTGAGATTCATTAACAAAATAATTATCATGACATATATTGTTACCATTAATTTTAATAGAATTAATATCCTCCAAAGGAAAATGTTCTAATATAATCACTGAATCATCAAAGTTTTTCTCTATTTTTTTAGCAGACTTTGGAGTTAAGGGTAATCCTAATTCTAATTCTAAACGTTTTATCATTATTTCACGTAAATCTTCATCATTCATTTTGAATTACACCATCCCCAATATTTTCCCAAAAAAAATTTAATCCTTTGCTTCAAGAGCTTCTACTCTTTCAACTAAACCACTAATAAATTCATCATTTTCAGTTAAAAAACCTGAATCATTAACTAAATCAGAGGTTTTAGTTGGAGCAACAACACTACCATCAGAGTTAACTATACTTTCTTCTAAATTTTCTAAATATTTAATTAAACCTACAGTAGCAGGATTACTTCTTAATAAACTTTTTAATTTTTTAGATAAAGTCATAAAAATATACTCCTAATCCCCTTTCTTATATAAAAAAAAATAAAGTTAGGTAAATAAAATAAAAAGAATATGAAATTATTCTTCTCCATCACCAATACCTTTAATAATACCGTTTTTAAATTCACCTATATTATTAGCAGTAGCAAAAGAAACAACAGCATTTTTAGTACCAAGTTTATTAGTAGGTAAATTAGTCATAAGTGTAGGAGCAAGTAAACGTTTAACTTCAATAGTAGAAGAATCAGCAAATAACATAGCATCTTTATTACTAATTTGATTTAAATTAGAATCAATTAAAATTGGAATTTCAGCACCATTAGGAGCTTCATAAACAGTAACACGATGACCAAGACCAAGATCCACTTTATCATTATACCTACGATATGGTGCAACAATTTTTTTAAGTTGTTTTGCAACATTATTAGTAGTTACAATACAATCAACAACACCACCATTACCATCAATGATTTCAGTTAACATATCATCAATAGCATCTTCACTAATACCCTCACCACTAATATCTTCAACATTAGAAGTAACTTGTTTAGTGAAACCTTCAAAATCTTTAGTACCTGCTGTACCTTTTCCTTGTAATAAAGTATTATCTAATTGATTTGTAACTTTAATGAAACCTTTATCAATTTCACGAGCTAAGATATCAATAGCATTATTACCCATTTGAGCCATAAGAGAAACATCAATAGGATGAATTAAAGTTTTCATCTTAGACATAGCCTCAGTATAAGAAGATGCATTAGCAGCAGGAATATCCTCATTTTCATCTATCCACATAGCAAGACTATTATCATTCTCAATATAAAAACCAGCATAAACAGAATTAAAACTGTTATCAACTCTACCTTTAGATTCAAGGAATCTGAAAAATGGAGCCCTTTCAAATACCTTAGATTTTAACTCAGGAGTATATTGAATCTGAGTAGATACAGGTGCATCACCAGTAACCATCATTCTTGAATCTTTTTGCAAATTATCATATGCTTTAGATAAATTATTTAATTGTTCATTTTGTGAAGCAACTTTAGCTTCTAATTCTTGTAAAGTAGTCATAAAATAATCACCTTAAAAATACTTTTATATAATTAGTTTTATTGAAGTAAAGAGGTAATGAGCTGTTCTTTTGATTGATTAGCAAACATTTTTTCAGCTATTTTCCTACTAGTTAAAGTAGTATCCTCATTAACTTCATCAGATTTATTCATTTCTTTATCATTAATAGCATCAACATTGAAAGAAGGTTCTCTTTTATTATTCAAATTTTTGAAAAGAGTATTCATAGAATCATCAATCGCAGATTTAACAGTATCATTGATTAAATTAGTTAATGCTTTTTCTTTTTCCTCATCATCTTCAGGAGGAACTTCTTTTCTTTCATCAGTTTCTTCTTCATTAGAGTTATTGTCTGATAATTCTGCTTTAACCTTATCAATTTCATCTTTAACAATATTCTCTATTTCTTTACTAACTAAATTAACAGTTTCACGAGCTATTTCTTCTTGTTTATTAGCCATTAACTCATTAAAAAGTTCAACTGCATCATCTTTAGTAAAAATTTCTTTATCTTCATTCTGAATATTCTCTTCAGCCATATCATCACCAACATCATCAACTTTATTAGAATTTAAATCCTTACGTATAACATGACATGCACCTGCAAGACATTTAGCACCAACAGTATCCACTTGATTTTTAGATTCTTTAACAGTACCATAAGTATCATAATTAGCAGGCATACCTGTTAAACTAATTTCCATAAGTTTTAAATCCTTTATTTCCCAACCATCTTTAAGGTTAGAATACTCTGTTATTTTACCTCCAATGGACAAACCAAGATTAACACCAACATCCAGCATTTCCTTTATCTCAGCTGCTTTAGACTTCCTGATAGTTGCTTTAATTTTCAAACTATTATCATCAGAATCTAAAACTTCTTTGATAGCACCATAAATACCATCTAAACCATACCAATGATCACCATGAAGATTTTTAGTAGTTGTAAGCAACTGCTGTTTCATGGAATAAATAGCAGAAGGAAGAATAATGTCACCTTGAAGGTCTTTATTTGTTGTAGAAGCAATTCCCTCTAAAGTTAATGTACCATCCTCATTTTCAGTATAAGATTTACTGACAGGAGGTGCAAAAAGTTGGAATTGTTTCATCTGTTCTTTTACTTCAGTTGTCATAATAAATCAACTACAATCAGTTTATTATTAAAAAATAAATTATCATTCTTATCCTATTTTTTTAATCTAAGTATTAATTTTTAGAGAATTAACAAAAAGAAGAAGGAATGATAATCTTATGAAATTAATATTATAATTATAAAAAATTAGGATTGGAGTAGTTTAGCCACTTACTCCAAGGTGGAAAAAAAAATACAAATATTTTATATAGTTTATTTTAGGAGTGAAAAAAAATTCTATGGTAGAAACCATAAAAAAAAGTTTCTTGCATGAAAGATAAGAATATATTATTTTTTTTATCTTTCAATATATAAAAGTGAGAAATTAGAAAATAGATTATCTAAAAAAAATCCATTTAAAAATCTTTTATATATGTTAGAATCAAAAATATAAATAGAAAAAAATAGAAAGGAGGTGAGTACAAATCAGATTATATCCTTGTGGTAAAAAACCAGGAATTGGAACATACATTTGCACAAAATGTGGAAGTGAGAAAAAATTAGATAATGATACAGATACACTTCCTCCATGCTCAAAATGCAATAATTGTATGTTTAAAAAACTTTAAAAAAATTTAAATTGATCTTTAACAATAACTTTTTATTTGTTATTGTTAAATCTCATTTATTTATTGGAAAATATTTTTGTATTTCTTCAGGAATCTCCCAGATTATATCTTCTCTTTGATCTTCACAGAATTTACAAACTTTTAATTTCCTACACTCTTCTCCCCGAATACCTCTAGGATCTGGAAAACAATAGGAATAAATTCCTTTACATTCATCTTCATCAGAAATAATTTTCTTTTTATCATTACAAAAAATTCCACTTTTAGAATGAATTATAGTTTTATATTTATGAGCATTTCTTTTATTAAAAAATAACATACTAATCACTTTAATTCATACCATTTAATATGGAAAGGTTTTCCAAACCACATTCTCCAAACACATAACTGTTTACCATTTTCATTAATTTCTTTACCTACATAAGTTAAAGGTAACAATTGTTTTAAACACCATATAAATTTAGATAACATAATATTAAAAACACCACCTGTAAAATTAGAGAAAAATATTATTATCTATCAATAAATAAAAGTGAGAAATTAGAAAACACAAAAAAAAAATTTTAATTTAATTCTTAAACACAAATTTAGGAAACTTTATACAGTTGACTATTTTTTCATTGTTTTTTTTGGAAACATACGCTATGTGTTTTTGGACTTTTTGGTAGACAATTAACTATTATTATTATTTTATTTTACTATACATTGTTTAATTATATTAAAGGAAAAGCTTTTAATATGCAATCACACAATAGTATAATATAGAGTCCCTTAAGACTTTGAGATGAAAAAAATTGTAACCCCGAAAAAGGTCATCACGCCCACCATGACAGAACACTATGATGGATCAAGTGCTGAAGAACATCGTAACTACAAAGCAAGATACTAAAAAAATAAATGAGTATAAAATGGGAATATTTAATTAATTCAAATACAAAAACTAATTATGGAAATATAAAAATAGCAGAAAAAAATATTTAAAATAACGAGTTGGATAAAAATGGTGACTAGAGCAATGATAAACCCTGCAATGATGACTTGGGCAAGAGAATATGCCGGATTTACTAAAGGTTATGAAGAACAATTACCTGAAGATTTCAAAAAAAGATGTAAATCATGGGAAAAGGGAGACAGTTATCCAACTTGGAACCAATTAAGAGAAGCAAGTAAAAAATATAATGTTCCAACTGCATTCTTCTTTATGAAATGCACCCCAGTTTTTAATGATTTACCTGAAATGATTAATTATCGTAGATTGGATGTTGATTCAATTTATGAAAATAATTCTCCTAAACTAATAAATAATATTCGAAAATCAGAAAATAGGAGAGAAATCTACATTGAATTATTACATGAGTTAAATGAAGAAATTATAGAATTTGAGGTTCCTAGATTAAAAGAAGATAAAAATATATTTGCAAATTACATTAGGGATACTTTAGATGTATCATTAGACACTCAAAAATCATGGTACAAAGAATCAAAACATTATAATTTCTTAAACAAATGGAAAGAAATTATTAATGAAAAAATGGGTATTCTTATCTTTGAAACTAAAGGAGTACTCATCGAAGAAATGAGAGCATTATGCATATTCCATAATAAAATCCCAATTATATTATTAAACGGTAAAGATAGTGTTAATGGAAGAATATTCTCATTATTCCATGAATTAACTCATTTATTATTAGGTAAAAGTGCAATTTGTGGAGATGATGAAAATACTCAAGAGGAAATTTTCTGCAATTCCGTAGCGGGAGAATTCTTAGTTCCTGGAGATGATCTAATTAAGAATATTAATCCGGGACTAGCAGTATTATCATATAAATCATTAAGAAATTTATATAATTTATATGGAGTTAGTGAACATGTAATTGTAAGAAGATTATTAGATACAAATCAAATTACTAGAAATGAGTATGTTTCCTATATCAATAATTATGAGGAATCTTCAAGCTCAACAGACTCAAGTGGTAATTACCTGAATAATATGATTAAATATAATAGTAGAGCGTATTATTCATTAGTGTTGGATGCATATGATTTTGGAGTTATTAACTCTTTAGAATTTTCTAAATTCACAGAATTAGGTAAGAATCAAATTCCTAAATTACAAGAAGCATTCTATGGAGGAGTATAAAATGACCAAATATGTCATAGATGCTTCATCATTAAATGACTTGCAAGATAGATACCCAAATGACATTCCTCTCTTTGAACCAATTTATAATAAAGTCTATGAAATGTTTGAAAATGGGGAATTATTCTCAGTAAGAGAAGTTTATGAAGAATTAAAAGATTCCCAAGAATTTTGGGAAGAGTATAAATATTGTTTTAGAGAATTAACTGAAAATGAATCTAAAAATGTTTCAGAGATATTATGTTCAGAAGAATTTAAAGTATTTGTTGAAAAAGGTTTGAAAGATGGAGGGAATTGGGCGGATCCCTATTTAATCGCCTGTGCAATGGAAGATTCTGAGGTTGTTGTTATCACTCAAGAGAGTAGAACTAATAAACCTGTAAGTAGAATTCCTTTTGTTTGCAGTAAACTGAATATTAGAAGTATTAATTTGTTAGAATTTATAAAAGAAATTAATGATTAAAATTAGTATTTTGTGTTACTGCAAATGAAAAATAATATTTAAAAAATAAAAATATAATTAATTATGTAATTAAACTTGTTTGCCCCTCAGAATCAAACATTTCACAAAAACACACCCCGATCCCACCGTGAATATGATATCTCACAACATAGTCAGGATCATCTGGAACAATTTTTATTTCACGATCTATTTCAGGATTATCATCATAAAAAACATAACCATCAACATATTCTTTAGGCCCATCCAAAATAAACTTGGATTCCTTAGAACGATGACTAAAAACAAAATTACCTTCAAACTCAAACTCTAAATCAAGGGCAGCATCAGAAATTTTTAAATCTATATTAAACATTTTTAATCTCCATTTTAAAGTCATTAGATATTATATTTTTCAAAGTATCAGTTTCCAGGATATTCATACAGTAATGATACCTATTTTGAAAACGATCTATAAATTGTTTAGATGAATATTTCTCCCCATTAGATAATCGTATCCATGAACAATTTATTTTACCTTGATATATTAACGCTGTCATTGCCATTGACTCTGCAAAATCTTCATGATTACCTTTTTCCTTTGCTTGTTCAGAAACAAAAACAACAGATCCATACTCTTCTTTTTGACGAATATTATCTTTTGACATAAAATTAGCGTATGCTTTACTTTCTTTAGAAAGACCATATTTTCCTCCAATTTTAGATTTTTTATGGTCTAAAGCATGTGCCATTTCATGATATAATGTAAAATTTAAATTAGTAGGATTATAATAATCAATCACGAATGCTAAAGGTAAAATCCCAATAGTTTCATTTTTTGCACTATGATATCCTGTTGCATCTTTTTCAGATATATTATTTGTAGTAAATATTATATTTTTAGAAGCTTGTTTAAATAGTTTTGGTGAATCTTTATACATTTTCAAAACATCATATTTTGAATAACAAACTTCTCCATTCATATTCATTTTATCTAATTTGTCCAAAAATTCTTTCGTAAATTTAAGTTTAACTCCATATTTCTTATCAGTAAATACTTCATTCCCATTATCTGATTTATCATAAGAAAAATCTAATTCCTCTGCGATTTTTTGACTTTTAGCATAATCTTTGAATTTATCTTGTTTATGATATAATGAATCTAAAGTATTTTGGTTACCTATAGTTAAGTCAATTACTTCTGCATTTATAGAGGGTTCTTCTTTGCTTTCCCATACTGATAGGTATGTGCATCTGCATAATGGGTGGAAAGGTGGAAAAGAACCATTTTCTACTAATTGAATTATGTTGTGTATTTTTTCTTTTCCTGCATTCTCGTATATTAATTCATCATCTTTGTTAAATTCATAAGCATATTCTAAGCATGTAGCACAAACATTATTATCTTCTGCTGTTAATATTTTCACTTCAGTATAACCTTCATTAACATATGATTGTAGCATTCCTGTATTTTGTACTCTTGATATCTCGGTTTTTGCTATCATTGTTGCTCTTTGACGTGGTGTGAAAGTGGATCCTTCAAATTGTTCACCTGCAATAGCTTGAATTTTAGGAGCAATAAGGTTAGGGTTATCTCCTGCTAGAAAACCAGATATTATTTTATTTTTGATTTCATTTCTTACATCATTATCAATTCTTCGAATTAAATCAAAGTTATAATTTTTAACAAATTCTAAAGCTAATTTATCTGCTTCTGTGTATCTGACATGTTCTCTCATGTCTGTGTAGCCTTTTGCTTTTCCGCGTCTGTACACTTCATCTAATAATGCTTCTACACTATCATATTTACTTTCAAGTATACTATCCCATTCATCTTCAAGTGATTGGAATACTTTTTGGTGGTATTGTGATTCTTCTTTGAAGTATTTTTCTGCTTCCTCACTATCTAACCATTTTAAACCTGCTTCTATTTCATCATTAATATGGTTCATTATGTGATTATAATATCTGACTGTTTTAGTATCGTCAACAGATTTAATATCAAATTCATCCCACATATCTAGATGGTCTAACATTAACTTGTTAGTGATTAGTCTTTCATGAGCAATATTAGTCATAGTATTAATATCCTTTGTTTAATCTTTCCATAATCAAAGCTTTTTCTAAATTTTTATTTTCATTTTCAGTAGGGGTGATTAATGTTGATTCTTCAATATTTTCTGGTGTAGTAGCTAAAGCGAATTGACTATAATTCATGGGTACATTTCCCCAATCCACTGGTTCTAAACCATAACCAGACCTGACTTCATTTATATAAGTGCTTCCATTACGTAATTGTTTGTCTTCTATTTCTGCTCTGTTTAGTTTGTTTTCATGGTCTTCTCGGATAAATTCAAATATTTCTTGGAATCCTGATCTTCCGAGGTTTTTATTAAATGCGTCTTCAATTACGCGGCAATTACTGTTTATGACTTTTGCGAAATTTTTGTCTTGTGATTCTCCAGTTCCTGTTCCGAGGTTGCCTGTTTCGATAATGTCTACTTTTGCTGGTGGTACTCCAAACATTGTTATGATACAATCTCTACTATATCTTATTAATTCTAGGAATTCCATGTCTTTATTGCTATTGTTTGTTTGTTGATAATTTATTCCTTGACCAGTGATAATTCCTTTTTTATTTTTCTGATTTTTCAAGCGAGTAATATTTTCAGTTACATATTGTGGTTTTAGGTCTTTATCAAATGATAGTACTGCTCTTGGGTCTAATCCGTGGTTTTCGAATACGTCTTTATTGTGGTTTAATCCTAGTACTTCTAGTGTTATGTTCATACTTATTGTGTCAATGAGGCTTGTTCCCCATTTGCTACCGCGTATTTGTATTTTAGGTTCGTATATATGAATTAGGTTTTCAGGTTCAAAGATGTGTTCTGTATTTCTAAGGCCCCATGCATCCTGTTCGTAATTATAACCCATCATTTCTGTGGGTATAAATCTGAATCCATTAGGAATGTTATCAAACAGTTCATCATGATTAACTTCTATGAATGCATCTCCTGTAACTTTAAAAGATGGTACAATTTGTTTGATTAATGATGAAAATGTGTCTTCAGCATATTTACCTCCAGGTGCATTAAATAAATCTGTTAGATAATTAACTCTTTCAAAATTAACATTATTTTGATGAGGATTATTTATTTGGAAACCTGGTGCTAACATTTCATCACAGATAACCATACAGCATCTTCTCACCCAAACATTTTTTTCAAAAGCTTGATAATAAGTATGTAAATCACCTGTATGTTTATCTGGTGTAGTGAAAGACCATCCATATTCGTTCATAAATAAGTCATAAAGACTATATTTGTCAGGTCTTCTTATTCCTGGTAAATGTTCTGTAATACCATTTTTAATTTTATCTATAAATCCCATAATTTATCACAACTCTATAATTTCAATATTCATTGTTCCCATAATATTTTCTTTAAGGTAATTGTATGCATGAGAAGCTGCATCTACTATATCATCGTGTACGCCATTAGGGAATGCTTTAAGTTCATCAATGAAAATTTGTCTTAAATTATTATCTGTTATATCTACATACACTTTACCATCTGCTATAGCATTTTTAAATGGGGTCGCACGATCTGATTTACTGTTGTTAGGTACGGCCATTGCTCTTTCAACAAAATATCCGCTTAACTGTTCTACCCATTCATTGTAAACCAATTCACCTGCAGCAGCTACACCAGTTTCAATAATACTAATACAATCTGGTCCATCATTACGTACTTGATTTTTAACAACATTATTAGTGTCTTTACCAAATTGACCATAAACAAAATCAGTGATTAAAACAGATTCATCATCATCTAACAAATACATTGGTAATCCTACAGTATAATCTCCGTCACTAGAATTACTACTAGCAGTATCCCATCCTCTTACATGATGTTTAATTTCAAGATCATCTGGTTTTGTCCAATGTATTTTTTCTAAGTCAAAGAAATCACTACTATCATCAATAGGTTTCTGTTGAAAAATTGATTGAAATAATCTTTCACCAATAGCATCTCTTTTCTTTTCTAGCTTTTCCAAGGAATATTTTTCAGGCCATAATGGTTTTCCATCATCAGTTATTGCAGGAAATTCAATAAACTCATATTCGTCTGAACGTTCCTTTTGGAAGAATCCTTGAAGATCATTACTATGCCATCTTGTGTGTAGCAATACTAGTTTGGTATGTGGTTCAATTCTTTGTTCTACAATAGTATCGAACCAGTCAATTTTCTTTTGTAACAGTGTTGGTGTTATATCATCAAAACCTTTGTAAGGATCATCAATAATAATATAATCTGCATCTTGACCTGTGATAGATCCTGATGCACCAACAAGACGAATTGAACCTTTACATAATTTACCATCAGAATGTTCAAACATAAGATGGTCTTTAGCATGTTTTAAATCAGAAAGATTAACATCAAAATAATGACCATATTGACGTATTAATTCTTTTAATTGTATACCGAACTTTTCAGATAGATTAGCTGCATTATTTATAATAAGAATATTAGCATCTGGATTTTGAAATATTAACCATAAAGGAAAAGCCAATGTAACCATTGAACTTTTACTATGGCGCGGCGGCATTGCAACGCATAAACGTTCAACATCTCCTAGATGGAGTCGGGTTAATTGTTGACTTAACAAATCTATATGTTCTGCTTCTAAATCATCATTAAAATTACTTGTAATAAAAACACGATAAAATAAGTATAAATCATTTAAAATTTCATTTGTCTCTTTTTTGCTTAGCATCCAGTATCTTCCTCATTTTCTCTTCATTGAATTCATGTGAAAGATTAGTATTATTTTCTATATTTACTTCAAAATTAGTTCCATCTTGTTTGAAATAATCATTATATAATTTATTAGCATCTAAGGATATTCTAGCAACATCTTTAGAAGTTACATTACTCTCAGGATTTTTAGCATCGGCACAAGCTTTCTGAAACTTACTTGGAAACTGAGCTGCAACTTTAGCAACACCTTCCATATTATTAGCAATAGTTTCCGCAACATTATTAACTGCCTCTTTAGACCTTTCAATCATATCAGCTTGTTTCTGAATCTTATTTTCCTTTTGAGCTTTTTCTTTTTCCTTTTGAATTTTCTTCTTTTTTTCTTCAGCTCTACGATTAAGTTCAGCTTCAACACGTTCTTCCATATGAATATTATTTTTCACATATCTTGCCAATGCAGCATGAGAAATCTCTTCATTAAATGAATCCTTCAACCATTTAGAAACACTTCTTGCACTTTCACCCTGTGATAATCTAAGCACAATTTCTTCAAAATGAGGTGACTTTTCAACTTTACTTTTTCTAACCAATTACATCACCATTATATAAACATTATATGTAACAGTTGTAACGTTACAATTAGTGTAACGTTACTGTGTAAAATGTTACATTACAAAAAGTTGTTATAAAAGATTCATTCTTCTAAATTTTTCATTGCAGTTAATATTTTATGTTCTGCTATTTCTTGTGCTTTTTCGTTGATATGTTCTTCTATTATTGCTTCTTTTTCTTTTTCTTTTTTTGATAAGTACTTGTCTATTATGTATGTGCCAATTGCAGCTGCAATTATACACAATACGCCTAACTGCAATTCTGTTGAAGACCATCCACGATTTTTCATTCGTGTAAGTTCACCAGTGATAATTAAACCTACACCTGAGCTGATAAGAGTACTGGTTAAAACTGTTTTGAAATAATTTTTGATCCAAAACAGTTTATGGTAACCTGCTGCTTCAAGTTTTTCAGATAGAGTCTTCATTAGTATCATCCATTATAACTTCTTCATCTGTATTGTTTTTATTGACTGTAATTGCATCTTTACTTAAGTAACCTACAAGACCTGAAACGATTGCTAATGCAATATCATTATATTTTAGGTACATTGCTACAATTGATCCAAGTACAAGTCCACTGATTAAAATAGTTTTATTATCAAATTCCATAGTTATAACCTCAATATGTTTTTTATTTTTAAAAAATAGTATTTTTATTAAGATAAAATCAAAAAGGAAAAAATTCTTTTACTTTATTTTTTTTTCTTTTGGACTTTATCTTGTATAATTTTGAATTCTATACCATTGTTTGTAACTTTGTGTCCAGCAACATATGGGAAGTTTAGATATATTATGTATCCGCAGTGAGTGCATACTGTTTCGCCCTTGTGTGTGTCTTCTATTATGTATTTTGATTGTTTGCAGCAAGGGCATATTATATTATTGACTTTCCTATTTTTTGTTGTCATAACATATGTTGCCTCCCTATTTTGGATTGTTACAAAAAAAATAATAATAAATTGTATTATCTTTTATAAGTATAAAAAAAAAGGAGAATCAAAAAGAAAAGGTTGGTTTACTATAAAAAAAATGTTTTTCATTCATCAATAAAAGAGGATTTAAAAAACTGATTATTTAATTCTCCTTTCATTAGATAAAAGTGAGAAATTAGAATAGTACTATTCTCTCACTTTATTTATTATAGATCATATGATGAACAAAATTAAAGGGAGGTGAAAAAAAAATAATTTTGTTCATATAATCCATAAACATAATAAACAAAATGATAAAACCTAAAATAAAATACCTAATATTAAATTTCAGTGTTCATAAAAAATATTAAAAAATTAAACAAAATAATAAAAAAAGGTTTGGATTCTCATATATAATAAAAAAACTCGTAAAAAAAAATATATAATGTATGGGATTGAAAAGAGGGATATAAAAAAAATCAATATCAATCAATAAAATTTCAAGGAGACGTAAAATCAATAATGAAAGATGATAAAACGAAATTAATAGATACGAAGTTTGTTTATAAATACCTTAATTTTAATACATAAAAAAAAAATAGATTTTAATAGAATCCTAAAAAAAAATTATATAAACCTGGTCCTCTATGAATCTATATAAAAAAAAGAACATATAAAAATATAATTTTCCATATAAAGAAAAAAACATGTTTTTATAAAATAATTATTCCCTAAAAAAAAAAATATATTTTTTTTATATTCTCATTCAATCCACATACATTTTCTAAAAAACTTATTACACATCCTTTTTTTCTCATAGAGTATATTTAATCCCTTTATTTAGGAAAAAAATAAACCTTTTTTATGTATAAGAAAATCCCGAAGAACATAACCTACTTACAAAAAAATAATAGGAAACATCCTTCAATAAATAAAAGTGAGAAATTAGAGAATATAAAAAAAATAAAAAAATAATTATAATTATTTGTGTCTATACCAAACCTTAGCTTTAATAGGAGTATAACCTCTAGGGAGTGAAATAGTACGGAAGTTACAACCGCACCTAGAAGTTTTTTTATATAATTTATATATAGTGGTACCGTGACCTCTAAATGCTATTTGAACACCTAATAATTTAGTGTTATCAACTGTTTTAAATGGATAAAACTGTGTACCAATATAAATACCTTTATTAAATTGCCCACTGTTATCAGGAACATAATAAGCACACAACAACACTCCAGTTTTTAACTTAGTCGGCCTAATTTGTGGGGTGTAATGTACTTTTTGTAATTTAACGGTTTTAGTATAATATTTTTTAGCACACAAATTTGAAACTTTTTTACTAGTTATTTTTGTTTTAACATTATTAACATTATTAACTTCTTTAAAAGTTGCTTGAATTTTACCCTCTTCTACATTAGAGGATAAGGTTTTACTATTTTTAATTGTTCCATTATCTTCCGCAGCACTTACAGCTCCAACAAATAAAAATGTTAGTGCAACTACAGTTAAAATAATCCAAATCTTTTTATTTTTCATAAATAGTTTATTTATCATAAAATTTTTTACCCCCATAAAAAAAAGAATTATATAAATTTTTAAAAGTATTTCATTTTTTTTATGTTTACAATAATGTATTATATTTACAATAGTATATATTTTTATAGGTGGTATATCATAATATTTCTATTTTAATCCATGTCTTCTTTTTTCTTTAATTACTGCTTGATATTCTTTTTCAAAATCTTCACACCTATGATAACCAAAATAGCTAGTGCCAAGTTTTGCTTTTTCCTGATCACTGACTATTATTTTGCCTTCTCGTACTAATTTTCTTCTTTTTCTCATGCATGCTGCTGTCTGGTCTTGTTTTGCTTTATGACTACATTCAGCTGAACAGTAAATTTGTCTGTTATGTTTTTTTTCAAAACCTTTACCACAGTATGCGCATTTGTGAGGATAGTATTTTTCTTTAAATAGTGTGATTTGAGTAGTCATCAAAAAAGAAACCTCCCAATAAAATGTATATTTTTTTTTAATATAGAATTCTAGTGAAGTGATGAATAAATAACTCATCATACTCTCCTAAATAAGGATATAATTCTTTCAATTCCTTTTTTAAAAGGTCAATATGCTTGAAACCATCATTCCATGCTATTTCTTGTGTGAGGTCTTTGTATTTTATAGGTTGTATGTGATGTACACGTATTTTACAGATAAATTCATCATTTTCTGTTGTTGCACAACATACTTCATTGGTCCTGCATTTCTTCTCATTTCGTATGGTAGTGATTTTAAGATCTTCCAATAATGGTTTTTTATAATATTTATTGAATCTGATTTTTTTCATAATCTCGCCTTTTCCAGTCTTA